CCCCGTCCTTGTTGGACGGGGCCCCTCTTGATCACTAACCAACCCTACCCGATGGGCTCCAAGCCCTGCGGGGGTCCCTTAGTTGGGACCAGGTGACCTATGTGGTTTTGAGGCGGCGCCGATTTGGCGCTGATCCTAGTACCTCACGGTACTTACACACTCTTTATGGTACGGGGGGTTTCTGTTATGACGGCCAGACATCGCGAGTATAGTAGTCCGAAGACCCAAGACGGCACCCTTTGGGTGTATCTAGGGCCTACGACAACTTACCGGACGAAGGTCGATGAAACCCAGGGATGGTGCGATGACGTCGTGGGACATCCAGACCAAGATAACGGTCTGACTATCCGAAAGACGTTCACCCGCGTCCACATCATTGATGGCGAGGAGTGGTACACTAACTGGCAGGGTGTTCGCACCTTGCTGGCCAAGTACACACATTGCCCAAGTTATTGGGCTCCCGCTCCCAAATCTGGTGTAGCAAAGTGGCCTGATCCGACGGAGTCGGACTTGCTCACGATTGCGACCACCGCTGTAGCTCGTTGCAATCCGTCGGCCCCCTCCGTGGGTGTGCCAACGTTTATTGGCGAGCTCAAAGACGTACCTGGAAGCATCACGGACCCCCTTGTCGGCTTTAACAAGCTGAAAAGCATTGTCCCGACCGTTAGAAATTTCGGTCTGGCTTTGTTGAGGGGGGTCGCCGCCGGCTACATTACGTGGCGGTGGGCGATTAAACCCATGGTGCGGGACATCGAGTGCATGTGCAGATTTGTCGAGGACGTGCAAGCACGTTACAACTTACTGCGCAAGCTCATGACGTCCAAGAGTGTCCGGACGAGATGTGGACTTGGGACCACGACGTCGTCCCTGCGAGAGCAGGTTACCGTTGAAAGTCAACGGGCGACGTACATAGCCTACCGCGATACCTACTACGAGAAATCGGAGTGGGCAACGGTGAGATGGAGGATGAATGAAATCACCTCTAGAGCCTTGAACGAGAAGAATGGGTATGAGCCTATTATGGCTCTTGCCCGTAACCTCTGTCGTGGCACTACCTCGCAAGAGGCATTGGCTGTACTGTGGGAATTAACCCCATGGTCTTGGTTTGCTGACTGGTTTGGAAACATCGGCGAGACAATTGCCGCATGCAACAACACAGCCGGCTGTTACCCAGTGTCCGCGTGTTTTATGAGGCGTATTTGGACAAAGTCCACGTACGTCCCTAAGACGCAGAGTTCCTGGATAAAGATCAGTAATGATCCACAGGAACAGGAAATCACGAAGCGGCGGTTCCTTCTGCCACTTTATGGTTACCAAATCCCGTCCTTTGGACTGCCTGTCCTCACGGGCAAGCAGTGGGCGATTTTGGGTTCTTTAGCAGCGTTAAAAGGGACGAAGCCTTTCAAGGCCAACGCGCCCTTCCGGAGGAGATCCGGCACCCTTTCAGGGGGCCGTAAAATCGTAATCCGAAGCCGCTAACGACAGACATCTCCGACTTCGTATCGGGTGCAACTTGGTCCTGTGCATGAGGTACTTGTACCTCATGGTGGTTTTCACCACAACTCACATATCCATGCCACACGAGCGTGCTGCGGTGTTACCCGCTGCAGCCTTAGATGTTTGACCCAGTTCCATTCACATGTGGTCGGGATCCGTCCCGACTGCTTAACTTCACATAGGAGTTTCTGACGCATGATTGGCAACACCATCACGATCAACAATGGGGCCGCGAAGGTCCTAACGCTGATCAAAGAGGGAGATTACTCTTCGGAGTACCTCCTGAAGGACACAGCTTCTGAATTCCGACTCCAAATCCGGCATTCGAAAACGAAGGCCGGCCAGGATCGACACAACGTCGAACTGGTGGAGAACGTCTACCCAACGGAAGCGATTCCCGCGGGGCGCGTTCGGAAGTTCTACTTCGTTGTCGAGAATGACATCGATGACTTGACGGGACCCGTTGCTAATGCCGACGCTGTTTGCGATCTCGCAATCGCGACGGCCAACGCGTTCCTCAACCAGCTGATGGGCTGGCAGTCGTAGAACGATGCTGCGTACGCCTAGGTAGATCGGGAAACTGATCGATCCGACCGGCGTGTTACCATTCATGGCTACGGTGGCGTCCCTAACCATCTTTCGTGAGGTTAGTATGCCTAAGAGCCGTGTGTCTGGCGAGGACCGCGAGGCCCTTGCCCGTCAGTTGAGCAACGTGTACGTGGCGATCTTCCAAGATCTCACGTACGCGTACCCCGACGATGCAGGTTGGTTTGAGAAAGATCAAGCCCGCTTGCTCAGACTTGTCGAGCAGAGAGGCCCTTTCCAGGTTTACCTGGTAGACCTTCCTGCGCTGGGAAAGCACCTAGATCAGGCGCTTGCCAGCAGAGCGTACGGATGTTCTGGGCTCCCCCTTGGGGGTAAAGGCCCGGGACACGTACAAATGCCACAGTTCCTGCGGCAACTGTACTTACGCGTATTCGACGAATCTGGTAGCCTTAAGGAGAACTACAATGTTGAAGCGCTTTATCTCTTGCGTCAAATACTGTATGGCGCTAAGCGAACGAGCGTACAATGTAGTGATGAAAACGTTGAAAAGGAAATCAACGAGTTCATCCAGGTGGATGCTTCTCTTCCATCTCCAGAGAAATTCTGGACGGAAGCAGACCCACCTTCTACGGTCATACCTCAAACTTACGGCGGATTCGCCAAAAGCGAGAGGTACACCGCGAAGGTGTCGCAACTGCCCGTTGAGAAACGTGCAGAAACCACCCGTTTCCTAGTGAACCTTGACGTCGTGTCGAGGCTCATTTGTGCCGCTTTAGGAAGGTACGACCCCCTTCAGTGGCGCATGAGGCACGGTCCAGGTGCGATTTCAGTCAAATCCTATCTAGGCAATAAGTACTCCTTTGTTGCCTGGGGGGACAGACTGGAATCCGTGTACCCTGTTGCGGATTATGGTCATCATGACTATGCCGCCTGGGTAGATGACGTCCAAATACAGTCGTTGAAGGACCTCCTCGCGGAGGGCCAACAGAAGAGCGGTACACCCCTTACGTTGTTTGGGGAGTCCTACTCAAGACTGATCGACGTCCCGAAGTCCTTCACGAAACCGCGGCTTATCGCTGCGGAACCGGGTGAGCATCAATGGTGCCAACAGAACATGAAGGCATACATGTACTCACGGGTCGAGCGCGGCTGGATCAGTAACTTTGTTCGGTTTACCGATCAAAGTCTAAACCAGCGGCTCTGTCTCGAAGGCTCTCGGTTGGGACGCCTCGATACGATCGATTTATCGGCCGCCAGCGATCGCGTCTCTTGTCATGCGGTGGGCAACCTCTTCAGATCTCGTCAAGAGGTCTTACAGGCCCTGCGCGCATCACGAACCCGTTATATCCAAGTTAAGCACGCGGTCCCCCGCAAGGGGAACCCAGTCTTAGAAACCTTGGAGTTGAGAAAATTCTCAACAATGGGTAGCGCCTGCACCTTCCCTGTGGAAACCTTGATGTTTTTGGCCTCTACGCTGGCCGCAGTGCTCACAGTTCGTGGGCGCCCGGTCAACAAGAGGAACATCTTGGAATTGGTGGGGGAGGTGGCCGTCTTTGGGGATGACATTGTTGTCCCCTCTGACAGTCGGGAGCTTTTGGTACGGGGCCTTGAAGTCTTGGATTTCAAGGTTAACGCTCAAAAGTCCTTCTGGACCGGAAGGTTCAGGGAGTCTTGCGGCGTTGACTCATACGAGGGGAATGACGTAACCCCCGCGTATTACAAGAGCCCGTACGTAAAGAGCAAACCGGAAACTCTAGCGACTGCGGTCGAAGTGTCCAATAACTTCTACCTGAGGTACATGGTTAATACCTCTAACGCGGTTGCGTCATCGCTCCCATGGTGGGCCCGAAAGGGCCTTCCCATGGTTCCAATGAGTTCCGGAATCTGTGGTGTTAAATCCTTTGTGGCTCCCCAACCAGGGGCTAGCATGGGCGGTAAGGCGTTACCCAAACGCTGGAACCGGCCATTACAAAGGATGGAGTATAAAGCAATTGTCCTTTCGGGCAAAAGCAAATGTACCTCCACCACAGACAACACTGCTTTGCTTCAGTTCTTCACTGAAGAGCCAGATCCATATGTTCATTGGAAACATGGCGTAAAGCAGCGTCCTTGCC